TATGAAAAGTCCGATCGTTCTCTTGCGAAGGTTGCTGAAAGATTTTCAGCGACTTAACCCTGACGTGAAAGGCCTCGAGCGTGATCTTAAAACGCTCGAGTCGAGGTTCGAACACGAAGGCTACGGTTTCCTAGCCGTTGCCCTTGATGCCTTAGACCATGCCATTCTTCATGGCTTGATGTCGCGGCATTTCCTCTGTCCTACCGGGTTTAAGAAGACTCGGAAGGGTGCCATCCCTGTATTTCTACAAGGTATGGTTCAGGAAGTGTTCGATCCGACCACCGGGATACTTAAGGAGGCTCCTAACATAGGAGTGCTTAAGGACCTTCATCAGGTTCTGAGACTCTTTAAGAAGACTCAGTTGCTTGACGGTGAAGTTGAGAGACTTCACAAGAAGGCGGTCGATGAGTTTTTTGACTGTGAGAAGGAGGTAGGTGGGGCAAGTATGTCCAACCTAGTCAACTTTCACCGTCAATTGTGTTTCGACCTTCGTATTACGGACTCTAAGTTCAAAGAGTCTGTGCAACGCGAAGTTCAAACACGGTCCCGGTGCCGTTGTGGAAGGTTCCTCCCCCAATCAGAAGTGGTTGGAGGTGGCGAAAGCTGTAAAGAATGCAACTTTCGACTTGGAAGCTTACGGATACGAGTCCCTAGAAGTCGCCCTGACAGCCTTGTCCGAGAGGACAGTGCTTACGGAAAACTTCAATTCCCAGGGCCTAGAACTAAGGCCCTATGGAAAAAAGGATTCCTCCGTTAGCCCCTTGTTCCCTAACAACGGAGCTTCGAGCCGTAGAGCTAAGCTGGTGACTGTCCCGAAGAATAGTACTTCGAGACGAACTATCACCATAGAACCAGTGCTGTGTCAATTTATACAGCAAGGATTAAATATCCTTCTTAGAGAGTCAATCTCTGAGTGTCCGGTTCTATCCTTGTGCTTAGATCTATCCGACCAGAGCAAGAATCAAAAACTTGCCCTAGAAGGATCCCAATTCGGCAACTGGGCAACCATCGATCTGAAGTCGGCGTCGGACCTTTTATCAGTCCAACTGGTAGAAGCCGTATTCCGATCTCGGGGTCCATTTTTGGACCACATGATGGATTGTCGATCATCCTCCGTTACTAGTGGTGATAAATCCACTAGCGACCTGAGGAAATTTGCCGGTATGGGTAACGCCTTGACGTTTCCAGTTCAGTCTATATGCTTTGCGGTAGTTTGCATTGCATGTATTCTGGTCACTACTCATAAGAGAGTGAGCTACTGGAATGTTAGGCGCGCGGCTCGGCATATCCGAGTTTACGGTGATGATATCATCATCGATTCTCGATATGCTCGTCAGTGTGTGCACTGGCTTCAAGAGGTTGGCCTGAAGGTCAATCTCAAAAAGAGCTTTCTTGAAGGAAACTTCAGAGAGAGCTGCGGTGTCGAAGCATTTGCAGGGGTTGATATAACCCCTGTGTATCTCCGATACCGTCCAGACGATGGATCGAAGGATCCGAGTGTTATTGCTGGGCTAATATCGACCTCAAACCAAGCATGGTTTGAAGGTTTGTACGAGTTCAGCACCTGTCTTAAAGAAGAGGTGGAAGAGAGAATAGGATATTCTCTCCCACTTGTATCGATAAGATCTGGTTCACTCGGGTGGCACAATCGTAATGACGCTATGACAGCACATAAGTGGTGTCCTAGCACACAGCAGTTCGTAACTAAAGCTGCTGTGCTCTCGCCTCATCGTAGAGGTGATGGGCTAGACGATTGGGCCGCACTTATCAAGGCTTGGCATGTCCCCCTACTTGGGAGAGATGCTCGGCATTTGATTAGTACTCCCTGGC